GAGTAGAGGTTAGTAAAGATGATCTAACAGCAACTGTAAAAGCTGTAAGACAATCTATGGATGAGGTTGTACCTGGTCCTATGGCTGCAATGAAATGGATTGAGACTGAAGTTGGTAAGGCGATCAAGAGAGGAGCTACACATCTTGAATGGGTTACACCATCAGGATTTGTGGTCAATCAAAAGCTTAATAAGAAACTAGTTGAAACTGTAAAACTACAGTTACTTGGTCGTGTTGAGATCAGAATTGCTACAGAAGATAGCGACGAGGTAGATCTTAGTCACCACAAGAACGCTACAGCACCAAATCTAATCCATTCCCTAGATGCATCCTTACTACACCTATCTGCACTCCGCTTCGACGCACCTATATCCCTCATACATGATTCGGTTCTATGTCGTGCTACTGACATGGGTACTCTTTCATCCATTGTTCGTGAGGTATACATGCACTTATTCGCTGAAAACTCCTACTTGGAGAATTGGGCAAGTCAGATAGGCGCTGAAACTAAACCACCGATTATTGGAGACCTAAAACCGGAATCCGTAATTGAATCAACATATTTTTTCTGCTAAACTAATCCACTAACGTATAGATGCCACGTAACATCATTAAAACTGAACAGCCTGTGATCCTTGAAGGGTTTCAAGCTGTAATGAAGCCGAGTAAATTTGGTTATTCTCTTGCAACTACTGTTAATCAAGATGTAATTAATTCTCTCGAAGAAGACAGGATTGACACACTGAAATGGTGTGAATCCAAATTGAAGAACCCTAAGCGCAGTGTATGTAAGCCTGAGCCATGGGAGGAGGTAGCTAATGGACAATACAAGGTCAAGTTCTCCTGGAATGAGACCAACAAGCCACCTATTGTTGACACTGAAGGAACTCCAGTTACAGACGAGGCAACACCTCTATATTCTGGGTCAAAAGTCAAGGTCGCGTTCTATCAGAAGCCATACATTCTCAAGGACGGCGTTACTTATGGCACTTCACTTAAACTTGTGGGTGTGCAAATTGTGTCTCTTAACTCTGAAGCAGGAGTTGACACAGGAGACATGAGTTCAGATGATGTAGCTGCATTGTTTGGCAACACACAAGGATACAAAGCAAGTGATCCAAATGTAATTACTACTGAGGAGTCAGATGACGCTGACTTCTGAAGATCAAGGACGCTTGAACCTATTTGCAAAAGAACCACCAATGGAAATTATGGACGTGACTGAAACACACAATGAGAAAGCCGAAAGGCTAAATGGACGCCTTGCAATGATTGGCGTCATTGCTGCACTTGGTGCTTATGCACTTACTGGACAGATCATTCCAGGTATCTGGTAATGGCTTTTCGATCAGGACTTGAAGAGAAAGTCGCTGATCTAATGGTTGATTTAGGGATTAACTATGAATATGAAACCAAGAAGATTCCCTATTCGATTGAACATATCTACACTCCTGATTTTCTATTGCCTAATGGCATCTATCTTGAGTGCAAAGGGTACTGGGAGGCAGAGGATCGTCGTAAGATTAAAGCCGTCAAACAGCAGCATCCAGAGATTGATCTAAGGATGGTCTTCCAAGCACCCTTTAATACCATTAGTAAAAAATCTAAGACTACATACGCACGATGGTGCGAGAAAAATGAAATACCTTGGACCAGCTTCGGAAACATTCCAGGAGAATGGTTCCTCTGAATTTATACGGCATGAAGCATGTCCTAGTTGCGGCTCATCTGATGGCTTAGCTGTCTATACAGATGAGCACACTTTTTGTTTTGTTTGTCAGGAATGGTCGCCTGGCAAAGATTCTGTTGTTATTCGAAAACCCGTTATGACCACCCACTATAAGGGTGAAGCCGTCTATCTACCTAAACGTAAGATCTCCGAAAAGACTTGCGAAAGGTTCAAGATATACAAGGACGGCAACACTCTTAGGTTCCATTACCATAATGCCGATGGTCAGGTAATTGGAGCAAAAGTTAGAACTACCAACAAGATCTTTTCCTACGAAGGAGATACAGATGGATCATTCTTCGGACAGCACTTATGGAAAGGACACGGTAAACAAATTATCATCACTGAAGGCGAGCTTGATGCTGCAAGTTATGCCGAACAATATCCCACATGGGATGTGGTTTCACTACCGACTGGAGCAGCCGGGGCAAAAAAGGCGGTTCAAAAGAACTACGAATTTCTCCAAGGTTACGACAGTATTATCCTTTGGTTTGATAACGATAAGCCGGGCTGTGAGGCTGCTAAAGCAGCAGCTAATGTCTTACCACCTGGCAAGGTTTCCATCGCTCGATTAGAGGCTTACAAGGACATCTCAGACGCTGTTCAAGCTAATGATAGAGCAGCCATTGATGAAGCATTCTGGGCTAAGAAACCATATAGACCAGATGGAATTATTGAAGGAAAAAATCTCTTAGAGGAGATAACTACACCTAACCCACCTAACGATCATGACTACCCATTCGACGGTCTACAGAGACTTACACACGGGATCAGGTATGGAGAGCTTGTTACAATCACTGCGGGATCTGGTATTGGAAAGTCCAGCTTCTGTCGTGAGCTTGCAACTTCTCTACTTAAGAGAGGAGAACGAGTTGGTTACTTGGCTCTTGAGGAGTCCAATAGGAGGACCGCTTTAGGTCTTATGTCAGCAGCGGTAGGTAAATCGTTGCATTTAGGAGAACCTACACATGAAGAACTCACGGAAGCGTTTGATCAGACGATGGTTGATTGGAACCTGTATTTGTTTGATGGTTTCGGCTCCTACGATCCTGATGTTATTTATAGTCGTATTGAGTATCTTGCTCAGGGTTTAGATTGTCGAGTTATATTTCTTGATCACCTATCAATTTTGTTGTCTGGTCTCGATGGAGATGAGCGACGAATGATCGACTCAACGATGACTAAATTAAGATCATTAGTTGAGAGAACTGGAATAGCCCTGTTCCTTGTATCACATTTACGTCGCTCAGGAGGCGATAAAAATCATGAAGAAGGAGCACGGGTCACACTCGGTCAATTGCGAGGATCTGCTGCTATCGCTCAACTCAGCGATAGCGTTATTGGACTGGAGAGAGATCAACAATCCGACAAAGATGGAAGTTCTACGACAGTTAGAGTGCTTAAAAATCGTTATTCAGGCGAATGCGGCATAGCTTGTACACTAACGTATGATTTAGAAACTTGTAAGTTTAATGAAACAGAACCCGAAGAGGAATTTAACCCGTCAACTGATTTCTGAATACAAAGAAATGAACAAACACTTCGAAGAAGAAGGTCTAGCTTTTCGTGTACAAGTACCTGAATTACCCGAATTAAATAAACCTAACCCACCTACACCGGAGGCTGTTAAGCGAGCACAGTTCGTTGATAAGACATATGTATGGACTGGCAGATGAGTTTAGTTTTTGACATTGAAACTAATGGATTTCTAAAAGATGTTTCTACCATCCACTGCCTTGCTATTCATGACCTCACTACAGAAAAAACTATCACGTATAACGATGCAGGCAACCAAGAACCTATCGTACGTGGGATACAACGACTCCAAGATGCTGATCTCATTATTGGTCACAATATCCTTGGTTACGATCTGCCTGTTATTAGGAAATTATACGGCTGGTTTAACAATCCTGGTTGCTCCATTGATACTCTTCTACTTTCTAGGTTATATCACCCGGACATAATCAAAGTAGATAAGAAGCACAATTGGAAGCATATGCCGTTGAAGTTATACGGTAGACATTCTCTTGAGTCCTACGGTTATCGATTAGGTGAATTTAAAGGTTCGTTCTGCGCCAATACTGATTGGAAAGATTGGTCACAAGAAATGGAAGATTACTGCATACAAGATGTACACGTCACCACCAAACTTTGGAAACACTTCACACCATACCTGAATGGATCTCGTTAGAGCATCGCGTTCAGGAAATACTTACTCAACAGGAGATACATGGCTGGCGATTTGACGAAGCTGCTGCATGGAAACTTACATCGTCTCTCAGACAAGAACTTCAAGATACTCACGAGCTATTACGAAGGAAACATCCTTACGTGCGAGGAGGAGAATTCACTCCGAAACGAGATAATGGCACAAAGGGATATGTCAAGGGTGCAACCCTTACTCGATTAAAAGAATTCAATCCAACTTCAAGGGACCACATCGCATGGATCTTGCAAACATACTATGGCTGGACTCCGGTCCAGATGACAACTACTGGGAAACCTATCATCGACGAAGTGATTCTGAAGGAGATAGGGTCAGAGATTTCTATGATGTTTCTGAGATGTTTGACGGTAACGAAAATGCTTGGTCAGATCTCGGAAGGCATGAACGCTTGGCTGAAGCTATGTACGACTAATGGAAGAATACATCACCATTGTTCAGTTGCAACTAATACACACCGTTGCGCCCATAGATCTCCAAATTTAGCGCAAGTAAATAGTGATGAAAGATTTCGACGACTCTTTATTCCGAGCGAAGGTCTCACTATGGTCGGCGCTGACTTGTCTGGGATTGAGCTTCGTATGCTCGCTCATTACCTTGCTCGTTCC